AAGCTTCTTTTTCTTTAAATGATCGGATTTCAATCTGAATATGATTTCTGTAAAGATACCATATTCTCTCGATAACAAATCCTTTCCAGACTCAGAAAGCTTCATTCCTAAATCAATAATAATTCTTCTATATATCGGAACAACTTCTGGTATTCCAACGTAAATAAGATCATCACCACAAATTTTATATTCAGCATAAGATACAGGTCTGTTATAGCCCGCAACTTCGATTGCCTTTGTTATTGCAAATTTATTTAACAAAGAAAGGATTACCCATGTCAGCGGTAATCCCATTAACAATCCTCGTTGTGACGTGAATTTAGTACCATCAGGGTATTCTAAATTCATAGGACCGACACTTCTCAAGCAGATTTCTTTCATATTCTCTCCAATGTTGCTGTTACCTTCAATTATCTTTTCTACTACCAACTTTGCTATTTCAAAAGGGATGTAATCGCTTGCGGCCTTAAGGTCGGCAGAGTACACGATACATTCGTACGGAATTCTTTTTCTTTTAAATAATTCTTGAATAGCTTTCTTTCTATCACCATCCAAAATTGACAAAAAACAATTATCTTTTCTCATCATCTGAATTATATTCTTTCTTAACTGATGGCAGACTGCAACATATGCTCCGGGCGACTTAGTCACAATCCTTGCTTTACAACCTCTTTCCTGAACCACTGCAATTTTTGCTTTTGGTATAGGTTCCTTATCTGTAAGTATAATTTTCTCAAGTCTATTTAATAATAAATTATTATCTATCTTTGACGAAAATTTTCTCTTTTCCACATTGTAAAGTCTTGTCCATTTATCATACGTCAGTTGCACTTCACTCGGCAAGTCCAAGTGAACCGAAGGTCTCTTGTTATCCTTTTCTTGGCCAAATGCCATGTAACTATCTGCAATTAATTCAATATTAACTTTTGCAAGATAATCAGATAACCCACCGAGACGTCTCGTAGATTCAATACATGATCCATCAGTAAATTCAACAACTTCATTCATATACTTCATTCCATTCTTGTTTTTCCAACTTGTTACAAATCTTTCAAGATCTTCATTAAGGAGTTCATTAATGACATACTTCTCCGAAAAAGCTTTTTTATGAGCATCTAATGCCTCATTAATAACCTTTTTTGTAGGATACGGTAGTGATCGTCCAAGTCTTGAAAATTGTAATAAGAATTCATCAGTCCTCATAAATTTTGGTAATCCATAATCTGTATATAACTTCTTAAATGCTTTGTTCTTATTGTGCAATGTTTTGTTAAAAACATATGATCTGCAGTCAGTTGACAAAGTCTTGAAATAACTGACCAAATCATCTTGTTGATTATTTAACAACATACGCCCGATTTTTAATCCGATTCTAATCATCCATCTAGCTGCAACTCTATGCTCATGACAACGCAAATTCAATTTAGTCATGTTAAGTGGCATAGCAGAGAGCACTGATGATAAGAACGATCTCCAGAAGCTGTCACATAAAGTGAAGATTCCCCTGGAGATGGTGTTAGCTTGAAGTTCCTTTAAGAACTTCTTCTGGGCTACACCGATACTTCCAACCACGAAGGTAGCTGGCATGCATCCTGGTCTATATCTGTAAGGATATAGACCGGAGGTCGTAATGCTTGAAAGCCTTCCAAAGTCGAAACTGGGAAACCAGAATTGATCTCGAGATGTG